AGACAGTAACTGATCCATGATGCTTTGTTGTAAAATACTCATCTATCGTCCCCTATGCTATCGAAGAAACCCAAGAAATATTATCTGACTTCACCACGGATTATAAACTCGAGCTCTGGGCCTTCTACAGTCTCTAGCTGGTAGTTGTGCCACAGACAATATTGGAGAAGGTGCATGTCCACGCGGCTCTCCATGTCTTCTTGAGTTGTGAATTGTTCGCGCAGGTAGGCCACCGCTCCATCTATAATGGCGCTTGGATCAGGCCCGACTGTTTTAATGTAGAACTTACTCACGTCAATCTCCCTATTTGATAAAGTAACTGTACGCTCTTTAGAACTCTTGTCAAGGCTTAAATGCATTTAAATTTAAAATTATTTAAACAGAATGCGTCTAAACAGGTTAGGATCATTTAATAGGGTGATTTAAAAGTTAGGATGATTGTATACAATGATTTAAGAGTTAGGATGAGTATATAGGATCATTTAAAATGGGTTAGGATGAATGTATAGGATCATTTAAAGTTAGGATTATTGTAAAGGTTAAAATTGCCTTGCGTGTTTGGTGGCTTGGTTTTCGCAGGAATGGCGGAATTCCGCGGGTTTTGGGTCTTGGGTCTTATAGAAGACCGGGTTTTGAGGGGGAAATATATTATTTACTAGAAGGATAACACTTTATATTTCAAGTGTGTTTTGTTCAGTAGCAAAATATATTTGAATGAAAAACCCGGTCTTATATAAGAGTTCTCCCCCTTCCACGGCGTTTTGGTTTACTTAGTTTCCGCGGTCGTCGTGTATCTTGATCAGCGTAACTAAGACGTAGCCCACCACGCCGATTAGGATCAATGTTTCTACGATGCCCATCGCTAGTCTCCCCTCTCAATACCCAAGCCACTGCAAAACGTCGTTTACATCGTAAAGCGTGCCGTAGCCCGGCCGCGCGATGGTGGACCCGGTCGCCACGTCATAGACAGTGCCGTCGGTGTCGAAGTCTGCATAGACGCCGTGGGACGAAAGCTCTTGAATAACTGTGTCCAGGTCGATACGTCGTCCCGTAACTCTATCGAAGTGCAAATCTAACATTACTTTGTCTCCCTTGTTATCACATCTACCTACATACATAATTATATTATGAGTGTCAATGCATCTTTTTAAATTATTTAGTTGACGCGGGCGATTTAGGTTGCTATATGTAGAACTAACACAAGACACCACTTCTTCCCTGTAGTGTTGTCGCGTATCTCCCCCGGAACGTCGGGCGCTTTGACTACTCGGTTGACGAGGAATTCAAGGGGCCCGACGTTTGGTATGGGGGGAGGGGGTTCGAGGGTCCTGCGGGTTGCTACGGTAACCAAGCAACAATAAATCCACACCATTTTCCAACTTCATTAACTTTCCTGTTGACTTTTCAAAGAACCCAAAATATCTTGGTAAACCAAACCAACAAAGGGACTTAGTTATGAAGGTTCAATCAAGCAACGCAGAAACCGTTCTTAGGCAGCGAATAGCAGATATCGAAAGCCTTTTAGAGGACCGGAAAGCCATTAACACGGATATCCGGGAAATCTACGCCAGTTTGAAAGAGCAGAATTTCAACCCCAAAATTGTCCGAAAAATCATCACTCTCCGTGCCATGGACCGGGAAACAAGGCGACAGGAAGAGCAACAGTTTGACGAATATAAAGCCGCAGTGGGGCTAGGGTAGTATGAGGGAGGCTGTTTTAAGGTCGAGGTTCACCCCCTATGAGCGTGCTATCCTCAGGGGGTTGGTTCTTAACCCAATTTTCACCCACGATGACATGCGGCGCAAGGTTTATGGCGGTGAGAGCTACTCCAAAGCTTCTGCCCGAGCTATCGTGTGCAAATTGAAGCGGAAACTTGAGGAGTACGCTGATGTCACGGTTCATTCCCTCTATGGGGAGGGGTGGTTTGTTGACTATAAGGACCAAGCAAAGCTTGACGAACGTCTCAGACTAGGATTACTTATAGACACATGAGCGATTACAAACCCTTATCGAAAGGCAGAGGGGTCCCGTCAGTGGGGCCGGATGGGGAATTCATGCAGAATGCCGGGAAGTATGCGCGGAACGCTGTCCTCACTGCTTTTGACATGATCGGAGGGGTTGACGCCATGGCTGAGTGGGCTCAGGAAAACCCAGGGGAGTTCTACACCAAGATGTTCTCCAAAACCATCACCCGAGACGTTGAGAAAACCGACACGACCTCGGTTGAGGATATTTTGAGAAAGCTCGACCAGGGTATTATTGACCTGGAACCAGACGAGTTTGAGGAGGTGGATCCCGAGTTTGAGGAAGACTATCCCGCAGAGGATGAGATTTATGACGAGTGAGAGGGAGATCGCTGCTCGCTTGCAGGCCTACCGAGATAAGCTGCCTTTGTTTTCTAAGGATTGTCTGCGGATATTGACCAAAGAGGGCAAGTTAGTCCCTTTCGTGTTTAACAAAACACAAAGATATATCCACAAAATCCTGGAAGATCAGCTTAAGAAAACGGGGATGGTCCGGGCCCTTATTTTGAAAGGGAGGCAGGCCGGGGGGTCGACCTACGTGGCTGCCAGATATTACCACAAGTCGTCTCTTCGGTCGGGGGTAAGCGTGTATATCCTCGCTCATGAGCAGCCCGCCAGTAATAACCTTTTTTCCATCGTTGAGAGGTTCCACGACCACAACCCGGTGGCTCCTGACACCGGGACAGACAACGCCAAAGAGCTTGAGTTCAGCAGGTTAGACAGCAAATACACAGTTGCCGTGGCAGGCATTAAGGCCGCGGGCAGGTCGGGGATGAACAGGCTATTTCACGGGTCTGAGGTGGCTTTCTGGACCAACGAGAAATTGCATTTTTCGGCCTCTGTTCAGACAGTTCCAGACCTCCCAGGGACTGAAGTTATCCTGGAAAGCACTGCCAACGGGGTTACCGGAGAATTCTACCGGATGTGGAATGAAGCTCAAAAAGGCCAGAGCCTGTATATTCCTATTTTCATACCGTGGTTTTGGACTGACGAGTATAGGGTTAAGGTGCCTGAGGGGTTTGTGCTTAGCAAAGACGCGGATGAGGGGGAAATAAGCGAAGTAGAGTACAAGCGTATGTTCGGCCTGGACATGGAGCAGATGGCTTTCCGCAGGGCGAAAATACAGTTGTTTGGTGGGGAAGCCCTTTTTAACCAGGAATACCCTGCGACCGCGGAAATGGCGTTTATAAACAGCGACAGCGATACCTTTATCTCGGGAAAATCTATCCTACTTGCTCGGAAAGCCGAAATTGAGGGTTCTGGTCCTCTGATAATCGGAGCAGACCCCGCGGGTCCCGGCGGAGACAGATTTGCCATATGCGCTCGAAGAGGCCACAAAGTTGAGTGGGTCGACTGGAGAAACAAGGTTGGGACTATAGATGCAGTGGCATGGCTAAGAGATATCGTCGATGAGCATAAGCCCGCTCAGCTCAACATTGACGCCGGGGGTCTAGGGTCGGCAATTATCAGCGCTTTTAGAAGCCTGGGCCCTAAATATGACAGGGTTTGTCACTCTATAAATTTCGGGTCTCCTTCGCAACATAAGAGAGCTCGCCCGCATGTACCTGGGCCTAAGAACCGAAGAGCTGAAATGTGGTCCAGGATGAAAGAGTGGCTTGAGTTGGAGGAGGGGGTCTCTATCCCAGATATGGATGTCCTTCAGTACGAGCTTGCCTGTGTGAGACGTAAATCGACGCTGACAAACGACATTTTGCTTGAGAGCAAGGATGAAATGCGCTCAAGGGGCGTCGGCTCCCCAGACGTTGCGGACGCTATGGCTCTCACATTTGCTGACGGGACCTATGTTGAACAAAGGCAGAGTTCCGATGAAGACAATAGCGGACCTCTTGGGCAGGAAATCGGTGGGTTCGACATTGAACCACACACCCCAAACGGATGGATGATTTAGATGACAGTTATAGATTTTCCTAAACAGGCCAAGGACTACGTTTTTCAGTGCCAATGCGGCTGCCAAACTTTCTTTTTGTACCAGAGCTCGGAGGTTCAATGCGCGTCGTGCGAGGAGTTCGTATACGACGACGGTGTATGGGCCGAGACCAGACCTGAAAGAACTGAAGAAAACACCGTTAAGGGTCAGGTCCACAGCAAGGTAGTGTTGCTTGAAAACCCAGAGACCACCCTTAAGAGGGTCCTTAAAAACGTTAACGCTGAGGACACAGTAGCGGTTGCTGTGCTGCAAAGAGACGGCGTTGTTAGGTCTTGGAGTAATTTTGACTATTTAAACGAAGAGCGTAAAGCTTGGCTAAAATCCCAATTAGACGAAGCCTATGGTCTTCTAGTAAAATAGAGACTTATTTTGACAGAGTAGGGGTTTGAGGGTATGGGTATGTTGAAGCGAAACCTTATTGTTAGGCAGGATATATGGTAAATCCACTGAGAAATAGCCCGCTTGAAAAGGCCAAACCAAAGAGACCTTCAGATTTTGAGACTGATGAAGATTTCTTATCCTGGGTCCGGGAAACTTACTCTGATGACTTGGAAGCGGATAGAGAGAACCGGGAAGAGGCGGTCGAAGACTTGAAGTTTTTGGCAGGGGAGCAGTGGGATGAGGCTATATCCAACCGACGGCGCTCAGCAAATAAGCCTGTTATGACTTTGAACAGGCTTCCCGCGGTAATCGGGCAACTTCTGGGGAACCGACGGCTTAACGAACAGACGATAAGGGTGCTGCCGGATAACGGAGGGACCAAAGACGTTGCTCGTATCCGCCAGGAGATAATTCGCAACATATGCAAGAATTCCAAATCTGACAGGGTTTTCAATAACACCTACCAGTCTCAAGTTAGCTGCGGAAAAGCCGATTTCCAGGTCGTAATGGACTACGCAGACGACGATGTTTTTGAGCAAGACATAAAAATCGTCCCTATCCCCAATCCTTTCGCTGTTGTATGGCCAGAAGTTTCCACCGACCCTACAGGAGCTGACGCGCCATATGTATTTGTAACCGACCACATACCTTTAGCAGAGTTTAAGAAAAAGTGGCCGGATGCTTCGATAGGGTCTATTGGTTCAGGAACCCGGATCACGGGCAAGCTTGCGAGCCACGGTTGGATTTCAGAGGACGAGGTCCAAGTTGTTTCTGTCTGGAGGATGCATACCGAGAGACGGGTCGTCGCTCTGCTGGCAACCGTTGACGGGGAAGGTCAAGAGGTCGAAGATATAACAGACCGGGAACTCGACGAGGACATTATTTCTCGACTAATTGTGCGTGAAAACGGCGAGCCCATGATTAGGGAGACTGACCGTAAGTATGCCGAGATGCATTTGGTTACCGGGACCGACATTCTTTCCGGTCCTTATCGTCTCCCTATACGACGAGTCCCTGTATTTAGGGCTTCCGGCTGGGAGGTTAACGTCGGGGAAAGACGTGTTCGCTTCGGCCTTATAAGGTTTTTAAGAGACCCGCAAAGAATTCACAATTATTGGCGATCCGTCATCGCGGAAAAACTTATGCAGTCCCCGAAAGCAAATTTTATTGCTGACGCGAACAGTATTCAAGGCTTCGAGAAACAGTGGGAGCAGGCGCATCGTACAGATACGCCTTTGTTAAAGTATAATAGCGAGAAAGGTCCACCCCCCAGCCCTGTTCCGCCGTCGACCTTAGAGCCTGCTTTGCTTAACGAAGCAGGCATGGCAGCTCAAGATATAAGGGATATATCCAACATCAGTGAAGCCAGCTTAGGCCAGACCTCGAACGAGGTTAGTGGTAAAGCTATTCTCGCTAGGCAGAGGGTCGGTGAGATAGGGACTGTTATCTATAACGACAACCTCAACGACGCGATTGAGGAATGCGGGTCTGTTATAAACCAACTGATCCCTATAGCCTATGACACACCGCGAACGATACCTTTACTCGGTGAAGATACTAAAGAGGGCGACTTTGTTAAAATCAACGACACAACCGACGAAGAGAGTGTCGATATTACACTTGGGAAATATTCCGTTACCCTGACAACAGGGCCGAGCTATGTCACGCGCAGAGTTGAGGCTGCTGAGAGTATGCTTAACATGGTGAACGCCATGCCGGACACATTCAGGTTTGTCGCCGATATGCTTGTGGAAGTCGCTGACTGGCCGAATAGTGACAAGATAGCCGAGAGGGTTAAGATGGCCCTTCCTCCAGGCGTTCTATCGGATGACGAGCTTACCCCTGAAATGCGCCAGCAGCAAGCGCAGCAGCAGCAAGCGCAGCAGCAGCAAGCGCAGCTTCAACAACAAATCGCCCTAGCCGAACTGGCTGAGAAGAAGGCACGCGCTCTGGAGAGTTTTGCACGCGCCGAACAAGCTCAGGCTCAGGCGGCGAAGGCCCAGTCCGAGGTCGGGACTAAGGCTTATTCTGCCGCCTCCGACGCAGCTTTGAGAGAGTTCGAGAACAACCTAGAGGCTTTAAAAGTTTTATTGGATACAGGAGCTTAAGTGTGTCAGACCAAGAAAACACTAACGAAGACCCATTTCGTGGATTTATCAGCTATTCCGAGAAGGAAGAAGCCCCCAAGGAAGAAGCCCAGGCCGCGGCCGCAGAAGATGAAGAGGTTTCCTTATCTGAGGACGAAGAGATAGAGGGCGATACTCCCGTCGATGAGGCTGAGGCTGAGGCTGAAGACGACGAGGCTGGCGACGACGAGGCTGAGGCTGAGGCTGGCGACGACGAGGCTGAGGCTGAGGCTGGCGACGACGAGGCTGAGGCTGAAGACCCAGACGACGACGAGGTTGAGGATGATGCGGATGATGAAAAGCCTCGCAAGAAAAAGAAAAAATCTGTTCAGCAGAGAATAAACGAAGTTACCAGGGAGCGCAGGACCGCGGAAAGGGAAGCTGCTCGTCTGCAAAAAGAGCTTGAGGAAGCTCGTCAAAGGCTCTTGACTTACCAGGACCCAGCAGATACTAGTGGTGAACAGCCTGCCAAGGAGGATGCTCCAGCGGCCCCTAATCCCGAGGATTTCGAGTACGGGGAAATCGACAGCAGGTATATTTCAGCTCTTGCCCACCACGAGGCGACCTTAGTTGTTGCTAAAATGCGGAAAGAGGAAGAGCAAAAGCGGCAAGTCGAGGCCGATGCTGTTAAGCAGCAGGAACAACGACAGAAGACGGAAACTCTTTACCGTCTAGGCCTTCAAAAATACGACGACTTCGAAGATGTTGTTGTAGAGGGGGCCAGAAACGAAGAGTGGCCGTTAACTGCGACAGTAGGAGAGCTTATGATTAACTCCGACTGTGGCGCGGACATAGCTTACTATCTTGCTACAAATAAGCAGGAAGCTGTAAAATTAGCCCAGCAATCCGATGTGATGCAGGCTAAAATGTTCGGACGCTTAGAAGAGCGCTTTTCGTCCAAACCGGACGCTCCGAAGAAACCCAAGGCATCGAAGGCCCCCAAACCACCTTCCGCAACAGCGAAGGGTACAGGGGGTAAACAGAAGGTTAAGCCCAATACAAGTGATTTTGGGGCTTTTTATCAATATGCCATAAAGGAGCTAAACGGTGGCTAACAAACTATTAGACGCAAAAACCTACGCGAATACCATGCTCGCGTTGGTTAAGAACCAACTCGTTATGGGTAGCTTGGTGGATGGCCAGTTCAGCAACCAAGTAACGGACCAGAACGGGTTGACCATCAACATTAAGAGACCCCCTCTCTTTATCACCAAAGATGGCGCGGCTTTGCAGGCCCAGGACGTCGTTTCTGGTTCCGTCGATGTGAAAGTTAATCAGTACAAGAACGTTCACGTCAAATACGGCGACCTGGAGACAGTTCAGTCTGTAAATGATTTGCTGAACAGCAACGTGATGGCCTCGGCGGCATCCACTTTGTCGCATACGCTAGACCTGTTTTTACACGACCAGCTTTTAAAATTTAATAGCTGGGTTGGTACCGCAGGTGAGACCATCAAAACCCCTCAGCAGTTCAACAAGGTGCATACGCGCCTGATGAACAACTCTGCGCCGAACGCTAACCTGAATGCGGTTATTGGGTTCGAGGACGCGGAACTCATTAGGGGTAATCTCGTTGGTACGGACATCGGCGGCATTAACCGCAGCGCTTTGGAGCGTGTGCGTGTCCCTATGCTTTCTGAGATTAACGTGTTTGGTACTCAGAACATCAAAACTATCGTCAACGGTACAAGAACCAACGGTACAATTGATGGTGCTGCTCAGGAAGTTAATTACGCTGATGTTTCTGAGACCACGAACATTAGCCAGACCCTAGCAGTGGCTGGTCTTGGCGCTGCGGCGACTGTAAGCAAAGGCGAAGTCTTTACTATCGCTGGCGTTAATGCAGTAAATGTTCGGAATGGACAGGTCCTGCCTTATCTGCAACAGTTCACTGTACTGCAGGACGCTGTAGCAGACGGAACAGGCGATGCAACTTTAACCATTAGCCCTGCTATCATCGTACTAGGCTCCAGTGACACCAACACTGCTTTTGCGACGGTAGACAGTTCTCCTGCGAACGCCGCCGCCGTTACTTTCCGAGGAACGGCTAGCCAACCTTACCAAGTAAGAGCGGCTTTCAATAAACAAGGCATTGCTCTTGTTTCAGCCCGTCTCCAAACCCCGTTCTCGGATACGTCTGAGTTTGTTTCAGACCCCGAAACAGGTATCGGTATCCGCTACTGGAGAGGTTCTTCCATTACCACGGGTGACCATATCCATCGCTGGGATATGATCTACGGAGCAGAAGTTACAGACTTCCGCTTTGGTTCCCGTGTAGACGGCGCAGTATAAACCCAAAGGGGCGAGGATGTAGAAGTCTTCGCCCTTCTTAGCCAAAGGAGAATTTAGACATGGCTTATACGCACAAAGAGTGGCCTTGCTGGTACTATGGCCCAGACGGACAATCGGGGGTATTTGAAGCCAAAGAAGACGTGCCGAACGGCTGGGTAAAAGACCCTGCGGGGCCCAAAGCCTCTGCAGCTTCCAAGAAGAAGAAGAGTAAACGCTCTACCTCTACAGCCAACAAGCCTTCTACGCCTGCTGAGGACGAGCAGACGTTGACTAGGGAGGAAGCGGTATCTTTACTCCAAGAAAGCGGTATCGAGGTGGGTCCAGACGCTTCGAACGAGGAAATTGAAGCCCTTATCCGGGAGCACCTAGGTGACGAAGATTGAGGACATTATAACCCAGTCTTTTAGGGAAGCTGGGACGGTCATAATTGGCAACACTCCGACGACCGATGAAGTAGGCGAGGCTACTCCTCTTTTGAGTAGCTTCATCCAAAGCTTTTTTGGCTACGACATAGGCGTCCAGATGACAAACTGGCCAGTCCCTCCTTCCTCAACCTCCCCTGTTTACAGCAGGTACCCCCTCGGCCCTCTCAACGAGGAGTTGCCGAACGACGTATGGCCCTACCCCCCATCAAACGTAAGCCTTTTGGTTGGGTTATCGTCACCAACTACGGTTTACTTACCTCCTGCGCCGCAAGACGGTGCCCGGGTCGGGGTTATAGATATGACCTCGACAGCTAACCTCACCCTAGAAGGTAACGGTCGTTTGATCCAGGGGGCTAAGTCTATAACCGATACGGCCCCAGGTTCTTTAAACGGCAAGACCTGGTTCTACAGGGCCGACCTAGCGAATTGGATTGAGCTTAAGAGCTCTTACGTCGGTACTGATGACAGCCCATTGCCCGCGGACCTCGATGATTTGCTTATCTGCGGCTTCGCTATAAGGCTTTCCGGTAGGTATAATAATGCTCCACGAGACAGTACTTTAGCGGTTTACCGTAAGTTTTTAGAGATAGCGAGGACAAGGTACCAGCAAGTCGTGAGAGAGCCTTTAAGTGAAGAAGCAGAAGCTCTCTCGACACGTATTTACAGAACTGGGGGAACCTCGAATATCGTAACAGGGGGCCCATAATGGTCACTGTACCCCTAGGGGCCACCGCTTATAAGCGGACATACTCACAAGCCCCCGAAATAAAGATGGTCAACAGGTTCTTTGAGACAAGCCCGCCTAACCAAGTTGAGGGGGGTACGCTCCTAAGCCGACCAGGCACGAAGCTGTTCGGGTCGTTTGGAAGTGGCCCCATTCGAAAGCTTTTCACTCAACCGGGCTCATTTGGGACGCTTGGGGATTTATTTGTTGTATCAGGAGACAAGCTTTACAGATATAACGATATTGATGGCACAACGCCTATCTCCGGAACGGTGGCCGACACGGCCGATCCATCTATAACAACTGTTAGTGGGCCGGGGTTTGAATACCTGTTTATCGCCGACGGAACCCTTTTGCAGTTCTATGAAGGGCTTAGCTTCGCTAGGGGAACCTTGACCTCCACAGGTGCGATATCGAGTGGCGATACTGTCCTCATCGATACAGTTTACTATGAGTGGACGAATGGCGGCGTAGACGTGGGAAGCCCCGCAGGTACTATGGCAGACCCATTCTTGGTAAACCTAGACGTTGGTGTTGAAGAGGCCCTCAACAACCTGCTGTTAGCTCTGAACGCAAACGGCGCACCGGGAACAGATTACTCGACTGCTATAAACATACCTCACCTAAGTATTGAGGGTGTTAGGAGCGACGACACTAAACTTGACGTTAAGGCCCGCACACGCGGTACAGGAGGCAATTCCCTTGTCACAACGGTTCCCGTAGGGGCGAATTTGGCATGGGACGCTGCGACCCTAGAAGGGGGCGGAACTCACCAGCTCCTAGGGGTACCCACACCCGACGACGTTGGGGTAGTGAGCTTGGCAACAAGCAAAAGCTTTGTCATCGCTGTTGTGGCGAACTCTCAACGGTTTTACTGGATAGAACCAGGCTTCACAACGATAGACCCAATCAACTTCGCCTCTGCTGAAAGCATACCTGATGAGATAATAAGCGTCTTAGCTGTAGGCGACCAGCTTTGGTTCTTTGGGCAAGGATCAACAGAACCTTGGTATGTGACGACGAACCCACTAGACCGACTTTTACCGTCCCAAGGACGAGCTTTTAGCCGGGGCGTGGTGGAAGGTACCCCTGTGGTCGTTAAGGATAGTGTTGTTCTTGTAGGAAATGATGGTATTGTTTACTCTGTTTCAGGCGGACCCCAGCGTATCTCTACGAACGGGATTGAGGAAAGAATACGTATAGCCCGCAAAGAGGAGCGAGAAAATGGCTGAACAATTTAAGGATGGCTTTGACCACTACGGCGGCGACGTAAACAAGCTTTTAGACGGTGCCTGGGCCGATATGATAGGGACGGGACCTGAATTGTCTCAAGACTACCCAAGGACCGGACCTTATTCGCTTAAGTTCCAGGCTACTTCAGGGGGCTCCTCAAACATGTCCAGGGGCATTAGGCGCGTTTTTAGCTCTGCTCTTTCAGAGGTTTTTATCTCGCTTTCTATTTACATGCCGGACCTGCCTGACGATGATGATACCTATGCTGTGTTTCAGTTACGTACTTTTTCAAACGATATCGTGATGACGGTTACGGTAGGCGCTTCCGGGCTATTGCTGGTCCGAGACGGGGATCTCGGAGGAAGTATACTCGCGCAGACAACGGGGCCTGTGGTTGTGGCAGGAACACAACACCACATAGAAGCAAGAGTGGTTCGCTCTGCTACAGTCGGAGTTTGTGAGCTTAGGGTAGACGAAAACGTCGTTCTTAATGCGACCAATCTGAATTTTGGGGCCACAGACTTTGGGCAGCTCGCCCTAGGTGTAGGTGCTCAGAACAGCCCTGGGTTTATATACGTCGATGATGTGATTACGCGAGACACGACAGGCACCGCGAACAACGGTTTTGAAGGCGATGCACAAGTGGTAGCTGTGTTCCCGGCTCAAGACGCGGTGGCCCAGGGTTGGACTTCTCGGTCGAGGGAAAATATAGGCAGTGGAATTCTCTCGCTTATAAACGATAACGACGACTGCATAAGTTGTGCCGATGCGGCTGACCTGGAGCTAGGTTCTTCTGACTTCACAATCGAGGGGTTTATTAGGTTCTTATCTCTTCCTACCACCACAGACAAAGTTCAGATAGCTGGTAAATGGCAAGAGACCGGCAACCAAAGGTCGTGGCAGTTGTTCAAATCAGGGCCTGACGTTTTCTCTGGCCATTTGGTTTTCCGTATATCGACCGATGGCCAAGCAGGTACCGTTACTCAAATCCATAGCCAGCCTTGGGACCCTGAGCTTAATGTCTGGTACCATTTCGCAGTGAGCAGAGACAGCGGGACCTCCAGATTGTTTATAGACGGTATCCAGTTAGGCGTCGACAAAGCAGACGCCAACACCTACTACGATGGTTCAGCTACCCTTGCTATTGGGGCTGAGATGTCGAGTGCTTCGAACGTCATAGCGGATACGAGTGTTGACGGCTTTATGGACGAGGTGCGGTTCACTAACGGAGTGGGCAGGTATACCTCAGACTTCACCCCCACCACGGTACCGTTCCCAAGGAGTGCTCCGGGAGACCCTGACTTCGCCAGTGTTGTCCTTCTTTCAGGCTTCGACAACGGGATAGACGATGAGAGTTCCGCTGGCCGGACCGTGGACGCGCGCAACGGTGCCGCCATGCTGACACCGAACGATGGGGACTTTAACTACCAGACCATCGATAACCCAAATCCTATAGATGACACGTTTATAGAGGCTGCATTGGTCTCGGCAACAGGCATTCTGACTTTAACTTCCAACGCCGCGGATACTGAGACAGTGACTGTGGGCTCCCAAACATACACCTTCAACACGGTGCTAGGGGCTGCTGACAGCATTCTTATCGGAGCTAGCTCTGATGACAGCTTAAACAACTTGATTGCGGCTATAGTCGGCGGTGCAGGAGAAGGCACCCTATATGGTACAGGGACGACCGCCAACACCAGCGCCTCGGCTGAGAAATTACCCGATCCGCAGATGAAGCTTACAGCCCTGACCGCAGGTGTTGCAGGAAACAGCGTTGTGACAACCGAAACCTTGACCAACGGGTCTTTCGCAGCGGCGACTTTAGAGGGCGGAGCAGATATCCCAGGGCATAGCGAATTTGTGATCGGAACCCTACCTCCCGAAGTTACGGCCGTTTTGTCGGCTACGATTATAAATCGAGGGTTCAAGGTCGATGCAGGGACTAGCGAAGTAT